GTAAAAGTACAGGAAAAAGGTGCCTAATTTCAAATTATTTGGGGATATAGTTTTATATCCCCAAAGGGATATATTCAACGCACTCCTGTGTGATTCTAAGAGTTGGCCATATAGGACAACCGTCTTTATGAGCTCTAGTGCACGTAGCACATAAGTCTATTTTATTGTTCATGAAACTCCTTAATGCATCTCTCTAATTCCTTATCCCAATTATCACGATCTTCAATAAACACTTGAGGTTCAGCATCATCCACCGCGATAATAGTAACTAATTGTTTAATAGGTATACCTGTTCTCTCTTCCCAAGCAATAGCATAAAATGTTTCTTGGATGAAGTAATTTTTAACCCACTCAAACTTCTTAGTCTTCTTACTAGTCTTATAATCAATAATAGAAATCTTACCATCAAATACTCCAACACAATCTACTCGTCCAGCAAGTTTTAAATGGTCAGAATATAATGCAAGCTCTTGTCCATATACAAGTGATAGTCTCTCGTCAAGGATAGGTTTAATAGGCATGAAGTCTGCAAGAATATTAGGCATTGCTACACCCCACATAGGATCGTTGTTAACATATTTCTCTGCCATTTCATGAACGGCTGTCCCGCGGGTACTAGCACGATAACCTATTTGGCGAGCAACATCTTCACCGACTCGCTTCTTCCAAGCTTCAATAGCTTCTTTAGACTGTATGCCTAAAATTGTAGTGATAGATGGATAGGTATTTCTACCGTGTTCATTTGGTGGGGTTGTATAGGTTCTACCAGTATCCTTTGTAGATGATACTAGATCAGCATAGCCTAAATCAATCGGTTCATGTTTAAACATAGTTTATTATTGTTGTTATAATATATCTATTATATCACAAAACGCCGCAAAAGTACACCGTTATTTAAACTATTTTGTTCTTAAATTCGTAGAGTTAGGACCTTTCTTAGGATAGGCCTTATTGATATGTGTCAAGCGATCTTTAAGATTATCATCCATCTTAGAATAAATGTCTTTAGAAGTACCAATTACCTGTGGACCTTGTAAGAATATTGCACGACAATTATGTTCTTCCATATAAGCATCTTTATCAGCGTAAGGCATGGTAGTTTCCCAAATTTCTTCGGTGTCATTATGTATAAAATTATATACTGGCATTATTCATTTAGATGTGTGGCACAATAATAAAAACCACAGATTGCTATAAGAAATGATGTGGCTATAACAAAATCATTTAGTGATAAATTTATTTCCATATACCTCTTTAACTAATGCTGAAGTCAATCCTTTATATTTTAATTTACCCTTAACAGCATTTTGCAATACTTGAGCATCCATCGGGTGGATTTGTTCAAGCATCGCTTTAAATGATTTAGTCGCTCTAGACTTATCAAGTTTAGTATCGGTTAGTGATGGTAAATGTTTTGTAATATCTTTTAGCGATTGAGTAGGTGTTTCTGATGGAGTCCAATTAACACTTTTATCAATGTTTAACTTAATTTTTTTATTAAAGTTAACTTTTAATATATCACGCAAACCAAGGCTATCGTTATCAGCAATCACTTTCATCTTATCTTCTCTAGTAGAAGCTGTTTCTACTGCGTCTAATACTTCGTATATTTCCATCCTAAAACTCTCCGGCACATTCAATTAATAAATTCATTCGTTTTTCAATCAAGAAGTTTAAAACACTTCCTGCTTTAGGGTATTTATACGTTTCGTATTGTTTAATCGATTCATCTTTAATCTTTTGTGGTGTTCTATCTAGATCAATCACTTCTCTATTTCTCATATAATTTCTAAATGCTTCTTCAGGCATAATAGCTTTAAGATCATCTTTATGATTCCACCATTCGTCTAGTAGTTTCTTTCTCATTGGGGTTTGTCTAATCTTATCAGTGAAAGAGTTATCAGGGCTTAACACATTTGGAACACCATCACCCGAATCACCTTTCATAAGATGTTCAAATGCATATCGTTGAGACGTAGATTCAGGTTTAACCATCTTTTGTTGCATAGGACTATATTGAATTACTTGACCTTGGTGATGCAATTGAATAAAGTCTTTATCAGCAGAAATAATAACAATCTTCTCACCTGTAAGAGGCTCAGATTTGTGGACTACCAAGGCACCAATGATATCATCAGCTTCAGCACTCTCTACTCGAATCACCGCATACGGGAAGTTCTCACGGATATCATTAGTAACTACATCTAAGATTCTAAAAATCTCCGTCCAGTCTTTACCATCATCAATTTTACTTGTAGTACGTGCAGCTTTATATTCAGGGAATACATCTCTACGCCACGATCGTGAATCACATGCAATAACCATCCGACCGTAGGTATGTTCAGGATACTTAACTCGGTATGAGCGTAAGTTATTTAAAATTACGTGACGAATAAGCTCTTCACTTAACTCTTCTCCTCTACCCAATTGGCCCATTATAGAACCAATGCCTATACCATTATAATCAACTATTACCATCTTCTTTCTCCATTATATAATTTTTAACTGATCCAACCCCTATCTTAATAGCAATAATACCATTATAAGAATCTTCTCTCAATAACACTTCTTCATTTACTTGCCATACCAATTCCGCATAGTTTGTATTACCTCTTGTAGTACATAGCTCTATGATTTCTCTTGTAAAGTTTTCCTTTCCTAACTCTTCAATGTCTTCTAACAATCTTTTTGATGAACCATAGTAGTCTTTCCAGTCAGTTTCAACTATCCGGTGTCTTTTATTCTTTTTACCTTTGAGAGGCTTAAGTTTTCTCTTACTTTTAAAATATTTTCTCCCAAGATAATCATGACCTGTCTTTAAGTTGGTAATACGATATATAAACCCATAGTACTCACCAACATCTTCTGAAGTAAACTCTTCTCCTTTATACGTCCACTTCGTCGAATCCATCTCGCCACTCCTGCTCTTCACCGCAGAACGGGCAGTATGGGGTTTCCATATCCATATCATTTGCCGGAACCATTTCTTTAACATCAACATCAACTAGAACTTCATATTCTGTATTACACTCTCTACAGATCATCGAAAGAAGTCTCCTCTAAAAATAGATATGCTTCTAATTCGTCAGAACCACCAATATGGTTATCGTTTAAAAAGATTTGCGGGTATGTTGTAGCGTTAGGCGCTAATGTTAGTAAGTCAGCTTTAGTCCATTGCACTTCATCAACTAGCCGTGTTTCATATTCAATGTTAGCTTTGTCTAAAAGCCCCTTTGCTTTGTCACAAAATGGACAGTAGTTAGTTGTCCATATAATATTGTGGTTCATTTAATCATTCCTGTAAATTAATCAATCAATCTATATATACTATAATTTGGTGGAGGATGATTTGGTTATAAGGTTCATCCTGCCTAAATCCTCAAATCACACTATGCCTATCAGGCTGCGATTGCGTAAGTATTTGCGTTAGCGTTTACTTTGGGTCTTACAACTATTAACCTTCTGTTACGATGTCGATTCCAAGTCATCCCCATTAAGGAACACACTATCGGGGGAAATAATGTGTTCCTTGGTGGAGATGGGTGGGTTCGAACCACCGTGTATCATAACTCCAATCAATAGTAAATGGTAATAAATTACCAAATTTGGTGGAAGCACTCGATAGACTTTAGCCTAACCTTATCTCCCATTATGAAGTGGTTCGTAGTTTTAAGTTCTACTAAACTTTGAGCTATTACTTATTAAATAACTTGTATAGTACAGCAGCTGCTACTAGACCTACTAGGCCTTGAGCACCAAGTTGTGATACGATACCAGTAATTGTAGCGATGATGTCACCACCTACAAATGGAACCGTTCCACCGAAAATAACCTGTAATACGATTGCAAATGCAATTAGTGCTACACCAGTTTCTGTACCTGCTTTGATCCAAGCATTGATTTTATCTAACATATTTCTTACCTCTTGTTGTTTTAAAATAGTTTCACAACGTCCCGGTTGTCTTACATTAACTATTCAGACGAATAGCAAATTTATTTATACATTTTAATATATCTATTATAACATATTTCTCAGCAAATGTACACCGTTATTTACACGCAACCTCGTGGTTGTGGCATTCCGCCATACTTACTAATAGGTTTCATTGGACCTGTCAACCATTCTTTGAATAGCACCTTCTTATCAATACCAACATACTTAGAGAATGTTCTAATTGGTGGCACGGCTTGATTCTCTTCAAAGTATTCTCTTGCTTGCATAATTTGCTTTACCATAGACTCTGTTAATACAATGTCATCTTCCTTGGCCATTTCAAACATTATTTCTTCCGACCAAATTGTTGGATCCTCAAGGTACCCATTTCCTGTTCTATCTAACATATTATAAATCCTCCATATCAAAGTCTTCATCTTTACTTGAATCAATAGCAGCGATGTAGTTAACACTCTCAATCTCTTGCGGTGCACTCTTAACATTAGTTGAATCAAGGTAATTATCTACCCACGGTAATGGATTATGTCCAATAGCAAGACCTAGCTTAGATGGATTTAAACCAATGTTGGTCATCCGTACCACAAAGATATAATCCATGTACTCTTTCAAGATATGTTCATTCATACCAATCAGGGGAGTGCCTTTAGAGAATAGATATTCAACCCAATCCAT